CCCGTGAAGGTGTCGAAGCCTCCATTGGTCAGCGTGTTCTTTGAGTCGTTGTAGTCGCTGCTCGCAAGCGTGAAGTTTGCTCCGCTACCACCCGGCCAAAGATTGGAGGTGACATCCGGCACGCGCAGACCGCCCGTGATCTGGAACACCTCGCGGCCAGCCGTCGCCCCGGTCGTGGTATCGCTGATGCATTGAAAGGTGATTGTTTCGGTCGGCGACATCTGCGACGGATTGCCGTGGAGAATGATCTTGCCCGTTCCGACATTCGCAGCCGCGTAGGACACGCTGCCTTGCGTCACAACATTCTGATAGAGCGTGGTGCTAGCCGCTCGCATCTGTCGGTTCAGTTCCTTGAACGCCGGAATTGCGCTCTTGGGGATGTTGCCATTGTCAGCCGTCACCATCTCGGTCACGGTCTTGGTCGCGCCGCCGATCGAGTTCGTGATGCTGGTGTCTGCCGTCCGAGTCAGGTTCAGGAAGTAATCCAGCACGCCGGAGATCATGTAACGGGTGCTGGAGTCGTACTGACCGTCGAGGCCCGAGCCTGAAAACGATCCCGTCCCCTTCACGCGGTCTTGCAGCGCGGAGCGAGCATCAATCTGCGCTTTGGCGATGCCCATCAACTTGCCGATGCGGGCATACAGGGTTGAAAAACTAACGGTCATGGCTTCTCCTCAATTCGCTGAATGATGCCGCAATCTGATCCCGAACGCTAGGAGTTTGTCCAAAGAGCGTGGGCATGAAGCCACTCATCGAATCCTTGCCTCCGAACGCTAGGCCGACACCTTGCACAACGGGTACGGTCTTCCAAGCATTCGCAAGGCCGAGATTCATCATCAGGCCCAACGCCACCTCTGGTGGCAACTGCCAAGGGGTCACACCGTAGACAGCGGCGAAGATCGCTACGGTGCGCCAGCGTTTCCCAGTTGCTTCAGGCTCATCATCACTCGCAGCGCGAGCGCGTGGGCTTCGGCGTTGGTAATCAAGTCGGCATCGGAGACAGGACGCACCGCAGCCTTGACGGCCTTGATGAGTTGTTCCGAGGTCGGATTGTCCGTCGCACCCGCAAGGGTGAGTTCGGACAGAACCAGCAGCGCGTCAATCTTGAACGCCTTGTCGCCGACGGGATATTCCGAGATGAATTGGGTTTCTTTGCTCATGCGACTGTGAAGATAGCCGAATCAAGCGCGGACGGGCTTGGCAAAGCCTCATAATGGAACACGACGCGGCTCGCCTTGTTGCCGAAGTCCTGCTGCTTCATCGAAATCAGCCGAGCGCGGGACACCGTGATGGTCTTTGCGCCAGTCAGCACAATGGCGACGGTGCTGCTCTGGGCATCCGTTCCGACCTTTGACCATGCGTAGCCGCTGGTGGACTGTCCGCCGTCGGTGGCCTCAATGGCTGTCAAAATATCAGATCGACTGATCGACACCAGCGAAAAGTACACCTGTGCCTTCGTGCCAGTACGAATGGCCGCAGCGGGCATCGTGCCGCTTTCATTGGTGAACACATCGGTATATGCGTACTCGACTTCGATCCGAAACAGATCGTCGTTATCGCCACGGCCCAAAACATTGCCGCCGACGGAAATGGTGTGGGGGCCGACTACTTCGATGACTGGTGTTGCCATTGAGATTCCTCCTGTTTGATTCTAACGCGCACCCAGAGCGCGAGCGATAGCGCGAGCCAACTCGGCCTTCGCGGCGGGTGGCATGGCGAAGATGGGGCGAGCCGGGACGGTCACGCCGTGCTTCGCGTACAGATACTCCTTGGCCTTCATGGCCTTCGGATCGCGCCGGACAGCACCACGAGTGAACGGGATGAAGTTGCCGCCGCTTGTCTTGAATCCGTGGTGCTGGAACACCGCATAGAGCGGGCCGCGCAGGAACAGCCGCACGCCGTTTGGGATCTCCTGAATCGTCCCGTTCAGGCTTTGGAGGAGGTTGCCCGTGTCGGCCAACGGCACACCACCGGCTCGGTAGTGAGGCAGATCGACCTGCTTCCGGTTCTTGCCTCGGCCCTTCCAGACCTTGATGGTGGCTGTGTCAGCCCACAAGCGGGCGTAGCCGCCCACATCCGCGCCTCGCGTTCGGATGCGCTGCTTGGCCTGCTTGACCAACACAAGGGCCACATTGGCCCCCCTGCTGCCCAGCCGCCGTACTAGTTCCTTGCCTAGATCCATCAATACGCCTGCGTTCGCCGGGGCGGGTAGAACGAGTCATCGGAGGCCATGTGCAGGCTTCCTCGCGTGGAGGCCGTTATGACCGCCACAGAGGCCGTCCCAGCCTGTCGGTTGGCATCCACGGCAAACACTCGCTTGCCGTCCCGGAGCGCGCCTAGAGCATCCTGCGCCCTATTAGCCTTGGCCTTGACCGACTCCGGCACATCTCCGCCGCGACGCTCAAACAGGAAGCACAGAGCCAGATCGGCCACCAGCCCGCGCACCAGCGCGTTGCCGTCAGTCGCTAGAGCCTCCAGTTCCGTCACGGTGTAGGCGTTCGACCGGGTGGCCGCGCTCGCCACCTCCTCGCCGCCCCGAAGCAGGGCTTCGGTGATGATTGTGGACGACGACACCGTGCCGTCCGTATTGTCGTCGGTAGCCAGTTCCTTTAGCAGTCGCTCGTCGGCGTAGCGGATGAAGAGCGTGTTGGAGAGAAGTTGCGCCATTGCCATTGGTCAGTCCTCCATGAAATAGGGCCGCCCCGGTGTTAGCGGAGCGGCCCTGAAGTTGCAGAGTCAGAGCCGATCAGGAGTTCGCGTCGGCGATGTAAACGGCAGACAGATTCGCGGTCAGCACGGTTGCGCTGTTATCGGTCACGCTGCCACGGATGCGACGGTTCCACGGATCGTCCAGAGTCTCCACGGTCATGTCCTCGTAGGCAAACACGGTAGCCGTCGAGAACGACGGGCCTTCATTGCCAACCAGACCGCCGGGACGGCTCACGAACACAATGCCGGGAGCCGTTGCCGTGCCGTACAGGAAACTACGCGCATCGGTTGCACCCTTGCGGCTGCTAACGCGAACCGTGTCATCCACCACCACGCCACCCAGACCAAAGAGCGTCTGTGGCAGGCCATAGGCAGCGAAGGTACTGTCACCCTGCAAGAACTGCAGCGCGTGCGGGGTGGCCTTGATGTAGTCACGCACACCATCATTGGTCGCCATGAGACGAGCAGTGATCGGGTTGACAATCATGATGATGTCCTTTGAGGACACCGCTCCGACCGTGTTCTGCACAATGCGCTCAATCGCTGCACGCACGATGCGTTGCACACCATCACCCGTGCCTTCGATGCCACTCGCGCCCGAAACCAGATCGGTCGCGTTTGCGTAGTAGTTCTGATTGCCGCCGCTCGTGTTGTAGTTGCCGCTGGTGGTCAACTGCGTAGCCATACGAAGCGAACGGTGAGTCATCATCTTCGCCGCCGCGATGCGGGCATGGCTCGCAACGATATCCCACTGGGCCTGACGAGCAGTCTCCTGCGGGATGTTGAACGATGTTTGGAAACGCTGCGTGGTGAACTGGTTGAACTCAAAGTCCGAGTTGATACCAGTAGGACGATCCTCACCAAGAGGCCACTGCAGATCCTGCGTGTTGGCCACGCGAGCAGTCTCCTGCTCGTCGATGCGAAGGTAGTAGCCGCTCATCTGCTGCACGGGCACGATCTGCGCGTACTGCGTGATGGGGAAGCGGTTGACGCTGCGAGTGAATTCAATCTGGATCTGCCCGGTCGCGGGCGAGAATGTGGGGACGAAGGTATTCAGTCCACCACCAACACCGTATTCAGCCATTGTTCATTGCTCCTTTTGTTTGTTTGTTGGGCTGTTGGATCAATACTTTGCGAAGCCAGCAATGCGCTGGATACGGATGATGGTTCCAGATGCCGCGCTCTGAAGTGACACATAGCCGTTGTAGTTCAGACCCGAAGTGCTGGACTGCGTGATGGCCTTGCCATCACTGTCAGTCTCGACCATCGCACCGCGAGTGATGCTGCCACCAGCCTCAACCAGCACGACATCGCCACCCTGAAGGTGGATAGGGTCGCCAGTCTCCGCGTGATTGCCGCTGTTGAATGCCTTGGTGCTGCCGTCGCTCACGCCGAGAATCGGAGTAGTGATGGCAGATGCTTGAACGCCAGTATCGTCAGCCGATGTCGAAGGCCGAACGAAGCGGAAGGGCAGAATCGTGCCGCCCGCGATGAGTGCTGGAGTGTCAGAGAAAGATCCCATTGTGTCTTGTCCTTTCGATTAGGCCTTCTGGCCCGTGTACTTTGCGAACAGTTGCTTGAACTTGGCGAGATCGCCAGCGGCCTCATGCACCGCACGAGCGGTCGCCACCTTGGGGTCGAGGGTTTCGCCACCCTCATCGGTCACAGTGTGCTGCGCCACGGTCGGAACATTCAGCGGCAGGCGGGCCATCGTGGCCTTCCAGAACGCGATCTTCGCGCCGGGGTTAGCAGCGTCCGACAGTTCCTCCACCATGCTGTTGCGGAACTTGCCGCAGCGGTAGCCGTCGCGGATCATGGAATCGACTTCCTTGCCGAACCGCTCCAATTTCAACTGCTTCTCAAGTTCCTGCACGCGAGCGAAGAGAGCCTTCGTGGACTTGTCGCCCTTGGACATCTTGGACTTGCCGCCGTAGGCAGCCTCCATCTCTTCCTCGTCCTTCTCTTCCTCGTCGCCCTCAAAGTTCTCTTCGTCCTCGTCGCCATCGACGGGGCCAGCGAACTCCATGCCCTCGGCGGCCATCGCCTCGGCATCGGCCTCCTCGGCCATCTTGTCCTCGTCCTCGTCAACCGCGCACTCCATAGCGGCAGCAGCCTCCAGAGCCTTCTTGGCCTCCTCGTCGGCTTCCATCTTCTTCTTCATCTTGCTTGGCATGTTCTTCCTTTTGGTTCCTGCGGACGGGATGAAGGTGTTGAGTCCTCCACCCACGCCAATTTCATCAAACTTTTCCTTGGAGTCAATAGAAACGCGCACCACTCCAAGAGGACGCTCAAAGACCACCTTTGAGCCGTGCTTCGTAAACCGAGTGTCAGGCAGCGGCCTGCGCGGCGTATCGCGCCCGAGCAGAGCCACCTCCGACAGATGATTGTCCTTCCAAATCTCCGCGCTGCGGCGAGGAAATGCGTTGGTCGCCAGCAGCGAGTCGAACGCCTGCTTCGGCATCTCCACATCGCCGACCACATAGGCAACGCCGTTGCGCTCCTCGTAGCGGACGCTTGTGATGTCGCCGACCGCCTCGGGCCGCGTGGCCTTGCCGTCCTTCTCGTGTTCGATGACGAGTTTGGGACGCGAGCCGCGCTGGATGAACTTCCCGGTGCGTGAAACGATGTCGCGCACCTTGCGATTGTCGTACCCCTGCATGGCTTCGTCATCGTCCGAGTCGATGGACGGATCAAAGCCCATGAACAGTTCAAGGTTCTTGATGCGAACCTTGCCTTCTTCGGTCTTTTCGACTGTGTGGGATGCTGGCATGGTCAAAGGTGGGTATCAAATCCGGTGGTCGAAGTGAACACTCGCTGAAGCGAATCAGCATAGACATGGTTCACGCTCTTGATCGTGCTGCCGCTTTTGTTGGAGAAGATCATGGTGTAGGTATCGGAGCCACGGTCATAGTCCACGCGCAGATACTTGATTGCATCCTTTGCTCCGCGACCAATGCTCATGCGAAGTCCGGGCGGATTGTTATAGAACGCAAGGTTCTTCGCGCCAGTCATGGCGACGAATCGACCGCCTCCGAGTTGCGCCAGAATGGTTTGAGCGATCTGCTTCGCATCATCCGCAAACCGCTCCTTGCGGCCCTTGCCGAAGTAGAAGCCATCCTCGACCTTGAAGGTCGCCTTCGCGCCGGGGCGGGAGAAGCGACCATACTTCTTCACAAGTTTTGGCATCTCCACCTTCAAATCCGATCCGCTTGCAAGAATGGCGTTGATGTCGTTCTTGATTTTTCCCGAATCCATGATGCTCACGGGTACACCGTGGAAATACTCATAGAACACGGTTTCCCACTTCTCGCGCACCTTTGGCTTTCGCGTAGCCATCATGTCCTTCTTGCCGGAGCGTGAAAAGCCGCGCATTCCCTTCGCCTGCATCAGCACAGATGCGTAGCGTTGCGCTGGCCCGGTCAGATAGTCCAACAGATGCTCGGCTTCGCTGCTAGTAACTTCAGCAAGGGCTTGTGAAGTGCTGATGCCGTAATGCTTGGCAATGCTTTCAAGAATCAAAGACTTGCTCTTGCTGTCGATGCTCGACAGGAAACGAGCATTGTTTGCGCCATCAGCCATTTTTCACCTCCACATTCCAGTAGCGTCCGATGGACTGCACCGGAGCCGTCGCGCTGTAGCCGTTGCTCGCCACGCGGCGAGCGAAGTTCCCAGCCACATCGCCGTCCTCAAACGAAATGAC